CGTAGTGTTTGGCGTGCCACTCGTGGCAATAAAAGCGGCGGCGTATTGACAACAATGGACAACAACTTCGCCAATCTTTTCAACCTAGTGTACAGTTGGGCCAAGGTGACTGGACTCTCGTACTGGGAGTTCAAAGACCACGTCTACTGTGTCACATTCGGAGATGACATAGTCTGGAGCGTCTCAAACCAGTACAAGGACGTTTTCAACTTTTCCGCGATACAGGAAGCCTTCTCAAAGTTGGGCCACTGCCTGACCCCTGCGTCGAAAGATGCCAAGGAGCCCAGCGGAAAGATTGAGGATGTGACGTTTCTCAAACGCAGCTTTCAACGCTGGTTACCCGGAAACAACACTTTGTGGGTAGCGCCCCTGGAGAAGGGAAGTATCTGGGCTCCGTTCAGTTGGAACCAGATTCCCCCCCATGACCTCCAGGGTTGGCGTATAATCACCAGAAACGCCCTAATTGAGAGCGTCTTGCACGGCAAGACTTATTTCGAAGACTGCCGTCACCGCGTTCGTGGCTTTGCAGTGTATAACGTCCTTCAGACACATCCTGCACTCGCCAAAGCGGTTCTCGAAGAGACAAAACCAGATTTTGCGACCTGGCGTTATCGCCTCGAATGTAGGCTGGGATTATTAGCCGTTTGTAATTAGTCGGCCGACACTTTAGTTCGGCACCTCACGTATTCCGAGCGAATAACATGTTCACTTTGTTCTACTCCGCTTTCGTATTAGTTCTCAGTTTGCTTTTCACTCGTTTTATATCGTTATTTTCACATCAACCAATAGCAGTTTATAGTTATTGTGCTGCGTGCTTTCTTATCCTTTTGCTCAAAATAGCTTATTTCATAGTCACTTTCATTCGCAATAGTCACGATGAGTATTAACCCTATTGTAGAGCACAGTGTGGGAGCACCCGATGGGGCTTCGGCTCCTGGGAATACGCTCTCCCCCGAGGGACTATTCGCTCCCGACAGTGTTGGACTCGAAATCCAACCCCACCTGGAAAAGACAAAGGTCGAAGGCCTTCAGCCTGTCGCCCACCTTAA